AAGTAGAACAGCAGATGTTGGAAGGCTACAAGGAGTTGATCCGGCTCCAGATGCGGGTGTTGTTGCTGAAATAGTTACAACCGGTGCAGACACAGTTTTGATGTCACCATTTGTAGGCGGATTCAATAATGAAACTACTCCAACTACATCAATTCCAATTAAAGTAACTAATTTAAGTGGCAGTTCCACAACATTTACTATCACGTTAACACTTCTTAGTTTGGAGGATTAATATGAAACAAATATACGATGTTGTGCTTGTTGCTAACACAGACAAACAAGCATTCATAGACAGTTTCGATAGTGAAACTCAAGCAGACTGGTGGAACATGATGTCTGAAATGCCAACACTTATCTGTATGAATGTTGAAGATAGTTTTTTAGAAACTTTCAAACAAGATCCAAGAATAGTAAAAGTAGAAGAAAGGTTACAAGCCTTTCCAGCCAGTTTGCCTGCATTTCATTCTATTACAAAAAATGTTTGGGGAAGTACATCCACATTATCAACAAGCAACAATGGTGGTGATTTTATGCCATTGCAGTTCTATGTTGACACAGATATAATACAAAGTTCACAAACTGTTGGAGCAAAAGATCAAACCAATACAATTTCTAATGCAACTTATCAAAGTAGATGGACTGGTAAAAATGTAGATATTGTAACATTAGAAGTTGGTCCTAAAAGTAATACATATGCAAACTTGCACGACTCTCATCCAGATTTTGATGATCCTGACAATCCTGGAACAAGTAGGTGGATACCAATGGATTGGCAGGATTTAGAAGACCCAAGTAATATTCAAGTGAGTGATAATAGTTGTATGAGTGCTCATGGTATTGGTGTTTTGAGTGCGGCAGGCGGAACAATTTGTGGTTTTGCAAAAAAAGCCAATCTTAGAGCGGCATATTTAACTGCTGAAGATGGTACGGTTGAATGTATTAATGCAATCACATCATGGCATAATAATAAATCTGTTAATCCAAATACAGGAGTAAAAAATCCCACAATTATGATTGCAGAGTATCAATATGTCTCAAGTAGAGAACACGCTATTTTAATAGATGATATCACTAGTATTGTCACTCCTTCAGGCACAATTAATCGACCAGGTAGTAGTTGGGGATCGGACTTTACATCATTTGTAGACAATGGTATAATGCCTTTCAAAGTGTTAGATCCAGATACCTCAATTTGGAATTGGTGTTGTGTATTTCCTCTTCAATTATATTCTTCATCATTGCAAGCGGCTTTAGAAGCGGCATGGGACGCAGGTATAATTAATATAAACGCGGCAGGAAATGATGGCGGAGTGTTTGTAAAAAATTCAGATTCAAGGTATATAGGATCCTATTGTACAACTTCTGGAACAACTACTGAGTATGCTCTTTCTGGTGGTAATTCTTTATCTGTTACAAAGACGACCACAACAACAAACATTTGGTTTCCTTTTGTAACTTATAATCCAATTGGTCTTGATAAAGGCATAGATGTTGCGGCAGGACAAAATTCTGAAACTTATCCAGTGCTAGATTCATATACAGTAAGAGGACCTGGCATAGACATCGTTGGCTTAGGTTCTTATACTTGGACAGCATATCCTTCTACGATATACGCTGATGGATTTAGATGGGGAAATTTCAGTGGGACAAGTTGTGCTACTCCTACTGTGGTAGGTAAAATGGCTTGTTTATTAGAACGATATTTTACATTCAATGGTGTTTATCCTACACCCAATCAAGCAAAAGAAATTTTAATTGCAGAAGCACAAGAAATAGTACAAGACGTTGCTTCAACAACTTGGAATGGTGTTCCTTCTGCTTCTACTAATTATTCTAACACTCAGATTGCAGGAACATCAAATCAGATAAATCATATACAAAACGGTAATTCGGCTCGAAATGGTGGACTAAAATTTTTAGATATGTTAGGAACTACCAATAAAAGAGCCTATCTCAATGCACACAGTTTTAATAGAAGATTTACAAAAGGTAAAAGACCTACCTCCGGAGCAGTTTATCCGAGACCAAATATTAAACGTAAATGACACTTGCATATAATAGATAAATACAAGTAGGAGAACACAATGGCAATCAGCTCAATTAACATAGGAACACTGGCAAACGACGGTACAGGTGACGATCTAAGAGAAGCGTTCATCAAGGTCAATAACAACTTCACAGAACTGGATGCTCGTCAGGCAGAAAATACCACAGCCACAAACAGATTGGCAGATGATGGTACCACAAAAGGTGTGTTTGCTGAAAAAGTGAACGACAATCTAATATTCAAAAATTTAAAAGCAGGTCCTAATGTTTCATTAAGTGCTGACAACAATCAGATCACAATCACTTCTTCAGGTATTGTGAGCATACTGTTCACCACAGATCAAGGGTCTTTGAATCCAATTGGATCACAAGGACAGGTACAGATCAAAGGCACCAACGGTGCTATCACATCAGGCGCTGGTTCTATAATCACTGTTGATTCTGCACTGGCAAATGAATCCAATCCTACACTATCAGCCACACTGGATGCCGATGGCAACAACTTTATTAATGTGGGCACCATCACTGCCAACAACTATGATGGTTTGGTCAAAGGAGTAGATGTAGATGATCTTAACAGTTTAATTGGATTTGACTTCGGATCTATTAATAACCCTGTACAAAACATAATGCAGTGGTTGGAACAATTCAATCCTGTTAATATGGGCACTATCACAGCACCAGCGGCTCAAAGTATAAATTTAGGTAAAATTAACTAAATCCATTCACGATAAATATCTATATCATGCATGATTTATGGACAGTCCAAACAGGGTATAATTTAGGTACATATCAAGAAAAAGTACCAGTAACAATCAATTTGCCCATTTCAAATGCTGACACTATTGTCACAATAGCAGGCACTATTCCACCTGGTTTAAGATTGGTTGGTAATGATATTGTGGGAACTCCATTTCAAGTGTCTAGAAGCACACAGTTTGAATTCTGTTTAAGAGCCACACACCAGTCAAGAATTCAAGATAGAACATTTAGAATTAATATAGAAGGACCAGATGCTCCTATCTGGATCACACCTGCTGGCACACTTGGCATAGGAGAAAACAATCAACTTTTTATATTGGACAGCACTTATGTGGATTATCAATTGGAAGCCATTGATGCAGATTTGAGTGCCAACACCGTGTTGGAATATTACATACCGGAAGGTGGTGGAGAATTACCGCCAGGATTATCACTCAGTACATCAGGCAAAATAACAGGCTTGGTTGATCCAATCAGAGCATTGGACATTATTTCCAGCACAGGCTATTACGATTCAAATGATTACGCATCTGCTCCATTTGATTTTGGAATATTTGGTTCAATAGCCAATAAAAGTTTTTATTTTGATGTGCAGGAATTTTCAGATCTATACAATGTTGGAGTGAGTTCAAGAGCACAAAGAAAATTAAATCGATATTACAATTTTACAGTCAATGTCACAGACGGTGACTCAACAGAAAGTAGAACTTTTAGAATTTTTGTTGTGGGAGATGATTTTTTAAGAGCAGACAACACCATTGTGCAATTAGGAACAGGAATATTTACTTCTGATGGAACATACTTACGAACTCCGCAATGGTTAACACCTTCAGATCTAGGCTATAAAAGAGCAAACAATTACATAACATTATTTTTAGAACTGTATGATCCTAACACTGTGCCTGGTAAAGTCAGTTACGTTTTAGAAAGATTTAATGATGATAACACAATTTCGACACTACCTCCTGGAACAGTTTTAGACGCTATCACAGGAGAAATTGCAGGACGTGTACCATATCAGCCAGCCATCACAAAAGAATACAAATTCACTGTGAGTGCTATACGTTCGGGCGAAGGAGTTGACTTGGTCACTGTTAATATTGTGCCTTATGAAGATCAAATGCAAGGAGGAGACAAATTAAAAATTCAAAAACTACCAGTCGGCGAAGAAGATGGATTAGATGATATAGGCAGTTTGATTGGTGAAAAAATTACTATCAATAATGAAGAATACACTGTGTTAGGCACAAGTGATGACAACCAAGATTATGATGTCTTAACTTTGAATAGAAATTTAACTGCTAATGATTTACTGGTATACACCGGAACAGTGTATGAACCAATTGCCTACAAGAATGGTATTCAAACAGTGATCTCTAGAGCCAATAACGAAATATTTGTGTACAATAGAATTTCAAAAGACAAATACAAAGGTCGAACACTGCGTATTGGATCCAACGAGTATGTGATCGATGATATTCAATCTTTATTAGCAGAAGGAGAACCAGCACTTCAAGGCATAGCGAATGCTAGTTCATTAGAAAAATTAATTTTAAATATTCCACTACAAGATTCATTTGTGAATGAACAAAATATCAGCATAGCCGCATTTAAAAATGCAGTGTTTTCAAAAAACTTTTTATTAAACAGTACAGACACTGAACCTACAGCAACAAAAACATTTACTGTGAATATTTTAGGAGAAGTGGACAGCACAATCACTTGGATCACAGATTCATATTTAGGAAGTTTAAAAGCCAATCTAACAAGTCATCTTAAACTTGAAGCCACTTCCACAGTGCCAGATGCAAGAATGAAATATATTTTGACCGAAGGTACTTTGCCTCCAGGATTGTCTTTGTCTTTGGACGGAGAACTTTTAGGCACTGTTCGATTGTACAGCGAAGATTCTTTACCAGGAATTACGTCTTTTGACAGCAATAATCTAACACTAGATGGTGGCACAACAACTGTTGATGAAAGTTACAGTTTCACTGTAAGAGCACAAGATAGGTTTGGATTCAGTTCTATTTCAAGAACTTTTAAATTGGATATCAATACAAATGTTACACAAACTTTCACAAATCTATACGTGCAACCTTTATTAAAACAAACTCAACGAGATTACTTTCAAACTTTTATCAGTAATTCCAATATATTTGAAGAACAAAAAATTTATAGACCAACAGATAAAGATTTTGGATTACAAAAAAAGATAAAAATGCTTGTTTATGCAGGTATTGAAAAAAAATTAATTAGCAATTATGTGACTGCTGTTGCCAGCAATCATAAGAGACGTAGATTTAATTTTGGAGAAATAAAAACTGCTGTGGCAAAATATGAAGGCACAAACAATATTGCATATGAAGTTGTGTATGTTGATATAATAGACAGTAAAGATTCAACAAAAACTACACGCTCTTCATTTAGAATAAATGCTCAAAACAAAATTAAAGTAAATCAAACACAATTAGAAGTAACTGATGACAGCACAAAACTTAATGTTGGAGGTTCAGTTTACACAATATTTGTTCAAGGAAACTCTGCAGTTTCTGTGTTTGCTGTGGGGACCAGTTTAGAAGTTTTTGCTAGAACAGGCAGACTATTAATAGATATTCCTAATGGACAATTACTTATTGATATGAGAAACGGTCCTGATTTAGTTGTAGGTACTGTGGAACAATTGAATGCTGACCCATTTAGATTCAGACCAAAAAATGCTGTGATCAAAGTGGACAGCAGTTTAATCAATGCGAGCATGAGCGATGATGAAATTCGTTACGTCAGCAATGTTTCTAATATGCGTAACAAAATTAAACAACTCGGGGCCACAGAAGGAGGCTTGTTGCCTCTATGGATGAGAACAGCTCAAAATAATAGTTTGACTGCGTTGGGATATGTTACTGCTGTGCCTTTGTGCTACTGTAAACCAGGCACTGCTGACAGCATAGCACTAGCAATCAAAAACAGCGGATTCGATATAAAAAATATCAATTTTGAAATAGATAGATACATTGTGGAAGGGTCATTAGGCAATAGTGCTGATCAATACGTACTCTTTCCTAACTATCAATATAATGTATAAGATAAATAATACGAGGACATAAACATGGCAAGCAATATCAATTCAACTAGTATAGATGCAACATATCCAGTGGCTGGACAGGACAATAACAGCCAAGGATTTAGAGACAATTTCAATATCATAAAAAGCAATTTCGCAACAGCCAAAACTGAAATCGAAACATTACAAACAGACACTGCTAAAAAAAATACAAATAATAACTTTGCTGGTAATGAAATCAATGGAGCTCTATTCAGAAACAATTATATCAAACAATATTCAAATGGCACAAAGGACACAGATTTTTCTCTTTCAGTCACTGCTGGCAACTTTCAAACTGTGACTATTGGAGCAGATGTTACCATTACACTTGATGATTGGAGTCAACAAAATAATGCTTTAGAAAGCGTGGTAGTTTCATTGGTTAGATCAGGTGGCGCAAGATCAGTTACTTGGGCAACTAACGGAGGCACTATCAAAAAAACTTCTGATTTTGACAGCCCTGTTACTTTAACAAGCACAGTGGATCCTTTGATAGTAGAATTTTTTACTTATGATAAAGGTTCAACAGTTTTTGCTAGAAAAATTGGTCAATTCAGTTAATATGTTATGTTTCATCCATTGGGGAAAAATTTAACCGATATTCCAACTCCAGAACTGGAAAAAAAATTATCCGATTTACGTACCAAATATTTCAAAGCAAAAAATCCAGAAATACGCAATCAAATCAATTATTTTATTTTAGACTATTCTGAAGAACTAAAATTGCGTTGGCATAAAGAACAGCAAGAACTTACCAAAAATTCTAACGAAGATTTAGACGATCTAATCAACGTAGATTAATATTGACTTTTTTCAAATTTTAAACTATAATAGTGTTATGAAAATTGACACATTAGGTTTGCCCAAGTATGTTGTTGAAGATTGTATGGATCTCATATACAAAGGAAATTTTGATGCACTGTTCAAAGTGTATGTGGAAAAAAATAAAGAGACCCAACAGTTCAATGATTCTATAAAAGAAATAGGCAATGGGCAACAATTAAAATTTTATGAACCGTTAGACATTGACTTGCAAGAGTTTGATGCGTTGTTACAATCAGAATGGTTCATGCCTAACAGTTACAAACAGTTTGATATTGAAAAATATATACATTCAATTTGTCCTGATAATCCAACTGCTAAAAATAGAGTTTCAGCAGAATTAACAAAATTTAAAGAACTCAATATGATGGATTTGTTGAGATTTTTACATTTTTTGGTAACGTTTATGAGGGAGAATAACATTGTATGGGGAGTAGGCAGAGGCAGTTCTGTTGCCAGTTATGTGTTATTCCTACTAGGAGTACACAAAATTGACTCGATTCAATATCAGTTAGACTGGGAGGAATTCCTAAGATAAATACATACATAATAGGAGTATAAAATGGCAATAAAACAAACAGGAAAAAAAGTTTATAAAACCATGCAAGGCAAACCCATTGATATGGATTTATTAAGAAAAAGAAATGAATTGACTCCAGCAGTAGGTAATGCTAGAGTGAATGCTAGAGGAGACGAATTAGGTCCAGGCGGAAAAATAGTTAGAAAAAGAGAAGAAGTTTTGGCTGACTATTACAAAGATAATCCTGCCAAGGTAGCACATAAAGACAGAACAGTCAAGGTAGAACAGCCAACTGTTACCAAAACTGACGAAGAATGGGTAGAAGATTCTGAAGGTAACTTTATCAAAAAAGAAGACTAATACATGGCATCAGTAAAAGTTTACGAAGGAAAACTTACTCCAATACATGACAGAGTGCTTGTCACTGACATGGAATTTGGAGAACAAATCACTGCTGGCGGAATTATCATAGCATCTGATGATGGACAAGCCAGAGGAATACATCCACGTTGGTGCAGAGTGCTTGCCAAAGGTCACGAAAACAATGACGATTATGAAATCGGAGATTGGATTTTGGTAGAGCATGGTAGATGGAGCAGAGGCATCACAATGAGTGATGACAAAGGCATCAAAACAGTAGTGAGAATAGTAGAAGCAGAATCTGTGTTGGGAACTTCCAAAGACAAACCTACTGATATTTTATCCAGAAAGACCGATTCACAAAACGTGCATTTGGCTGAATAATACTTGACAAATTGCAGTATACATCATATACTGTATTCATGAAACTTCCAGTAATACAATCTAAAGGATTGAACACTACCGGTTTAACTGGTATTGTTCTAATGACACTGCATCTCACAGGCATGATTAGTGGATGGTGGTGGCCCTTGCTTTATATATTTTTAATAGCAAGTGGAGTGGGACAAGAATACTTAAGGAGAGATTGATGAGAATAAGATTAATGTTTGAACCTAAACCAGGTGTACAATGCAATGTGAATGAAATGTTCCGTTGTTATGCTGAAAATTATCTATCTGATTTTCCACAGTTCGTATGGGGTGGATACATTGTGATGGATGTTAAAGAACACAAATACAATATGAACGCCGCAGGAGAACCTTTCTACCAATTTGTAGCCACAGATGTAACAGATGAACTCTTGACACAAGTTAAAGAATATGTTAAAACTAATCCAATGCACGGCTATCATACTCATATGCACGTGGGTATGCCCAACGAAAACGAAAAAGTAGTGGCATATGATTAATATCTATTGGACAAGATCC